CATCAGAAGTGATCGATAAGTCCTGGAACTCCGTAAGTCGGCATCGGCCGCGCGCAGCGCATGCGCGTATACGAATCGAATAAAAAGTCCGGCTCTGCGGGAACCGCCAGAATGCGGTCCATCGGGGGAGTCTCATTGATGAAAGTCTCATCGAGAACCGGGAGGCTCCCGAATTCCTGAGAGAGGTGCCAGGGATCGAGAGAGGTCGCTGCTGAACTGCGGAAGGCACCCGATATCGTCGAGTTCTTGTATCTCATTTCCGCGAATCGTTCCTGATATCCGAAGACGGCCGCATCTGCGGTCGCGTCGGCTGATCCCTGGGCGTAGATTTCTTTGTTGAGCACTGCTTGTTCCCCGATGTGGGCAAGCGCGGGCCAGTAGAAGTCGTACCGCGTCGACCGCGAGAACATGCGGGGAAGACCCTGCTGATAAGTAAGATCAGCGCGGACACTAACGAGACCGAGGATAAGACAATGTTCAGTAAACGATTTAGTAAATCCATGATTGTGGGATACCGCCGTTGCATACGCAGCCAGGTTACCCTGGGGAGACGTTGCGTCCGTGGAACTTTGTTGCGGAACCGCAGAGACGCTCACTGGCGATGAACCGCCACCAAGATATTCCGGACGCTGCATCCGTGCATCTGGAGAGGTAACCCCGAAGTGAGCCTTGACGACTTCGGTCAGCCTGGTTCCTCCTCGAGCGTCCCGCTCCAGCATTTTCTGAATCTGAAAAGACTGCCGAAGCTGATTGATTGTCGCCGCTGTTGCGTTTGTAAGGTCGGCCCGAATGTTCGGGAACCCGGCATTGTTTGGATCCTCTTCGAGGTAGACCTGCTGATCCGCAGTTGTATCCGCTATGTTCTTGACGGCGGTGTAGGCAACCGTACCGGTGCCGTCGGTTTCATAAGCGTTAGCACCCGATCCCCAGGTTTGAGTAGCGGCTCCGATACCGGTAACCGGAGCATCCGTACCGAGAGGTATGCTTACCGAGGTGCCCTTCTGCGGCCACGGTAAAGCACTGGTGAAATAGTCATGCCGTTTCCCACGGCGAAGTAACGTGTAGTCCGTCGGAGAATCCGGACCATCGTCCTTGTCGACAACGACGGAATCGATCAGGTTTTCGTCTCGAAACCACTCGTTATAAATCAGGTTATAGGCGCGATGCCACAGGCTGGAATGTTCGAGGTCAGGCACACCAGGGGGAATCCCCATGTAATCGTGAATTGAGCCCTCGAGGTACCCCGTGATCGCGGTTGAGTCCATCGTGGGGACCAGGAAGTCCGTCGAATCACCCGGGTCTGTCTGCTCACCGTTGAACTTCGCCCAATTGTCCCAGACCAGCCGGTACGGGACAGCGAAGAAAAACGAGTCGAGGAAAAGATTGTCCATGATCGGGAAGATGGGCGTAGCCATCCGAGCGAACATGGTGGATTGAAGCGTGAAGGTATCGCCGGGTAGCGACTCGTCCACGAGGAACGGAATCAGCCACCCGGCGTCGAACGTTGTTTTATGTCCGTGGGAGCGATCAAATACTGATCTTGGAATTTCCGCTCTTGGCACCTGGCTGAACTGGTGCCTCATCACTGACTTTTGCTTCATCCGAACCCTTCCCGTTAAAAGCTGGTTTTGACGGGTGAGTGTAAGCACTAACTATCGCTGTGGCAAGCATGACCATTTCAGGAAGGCAAGGTTCGACCAGGGCATTCTGGTCATCGAACGTCCCGATTTCATACAGAGCGAAGTCCTCCGGGTGCTTGTGGAACATCGAATCCGGGTTACTGGCCGCGTCTACGAAGCCGCGTTTAGCCATCTCCGTGGTGTGGAGGAAGAACGGTGTGATAAATGCGTCTGCTTTTATGTCTCTGATCGAGAAGATTTTATGTTTCATCGAGTGACCTCTTTAGTAGTTTGAGTTTGGATTCCGCGACTTTCTCGCGGACTGCCAGCCGTTCCGGGGTTTGTTCATCCATCCGGGCCCGCATTGCCGCCTCGCGGCGGTCTTTTACAAGCAAGAGGGCGTCCTCCCCCTCTCGACGCTTGTACAGTTTGTCGTAGTAGCGCGGGGTTTTATGCTGTTTCCCGTCCATAACGACGAAATCATCCGGAAATACGTCGGGGTAGTACTCCTCGAACCAGTCCGCCCCGATACCAGGGCGAAGCGACATGGCGTTATATTCCGGAATTATTGGGTGAACCTCGCCTGTCTCCTCGTCCACCCGTGTGTAGTGACGCTCTGCTGCGTCGCCTGTTTGTTTTTTCATGATGTATCTGGCGACATAAGCGGCTGATTTGAAGGTAACCGCTCCGATGTAGCAATGGCCCAGGCCCCAGGTCCTGTCCAGCATCTCAGAAACGTAGAGCGGGTTGCCGCGTAACACTTTATGCAGTTTTTTGTCCGGAAAGGTGTAACCGAACAGCAGCGCGTGGTAGTGCGGCCGGCCGAGGGCCTCGCCATATTCGCCGCACATGTAGTACCGAACCTTCTTGTCCACCAGCTGCCGCCGCAGACGTTTCATAAACCGCTGGAAGTGATTTTTCTTGAGCGACCGGTGGTCTGGAAGTGATTCGGTGTTGTACGTCAGAGTGATGTAGTCATTGTCCTGGTGCAGTTGCGCCTCATGCATGCACCGGATCGCCCATTGGCGCGACCGATCGAGCCTGCACCCGACACAGCGGCCGCAGGGTAAATTCATCTCACAACCGTAGTGGAGTGTCGATTCTGACTTTTTAAAGGTGACACCTCCACCGATGGCCTTATAAGCCTTAACAGGCTTAAAACAGGCCATATAGCAGGTAGATAGTTACATAAGCCCAGATACCCGCTACACAGGCCAACAGTACGGCTAGAGCCGGATACCGCCCCTCATCGGATTGCCCAGCTGGAGGTTCTTCTTGTGAGTACGTGAAGCTGTTTGTGAAAAGCTCTTTTTCGAGCGTTTCTTGTTCATTTTGTATCGTTTCATTTTTCGGGTCCATTTCCGTACATTACTTGAGGCCTGTCTCGGTGTCACCTAGCACATTTGACAACAAGGGGGTCAAATGTGCTGAGCACCGATTTAGGGTGTCGGTGCGTTAACCGGCTGCGCCGGTATGGGCGCCGCTGGCGCGGCTTGTGAAGCGGCTGTAGCGGCTGCCGCCGCGTCGGCTGCATCTTGCTTAGCCTGCGCCGCTGGCGTGCGTTCTGGGCCCATCAGGCCCAGTTCGCGAGCCTCTCCGATCCTGTCCGGATCGTTAACAAGTTCAATAAACTTGCTTGGATCGTTGTCGAAGTGTTTGCGCGTGGACGCTGGAAGGTCTTCGAACATTGAGGTGGCTACCGCCACCTGGTTCATAGAGTCGTGGAAATTGATTCCACTGGTGTCGCCGTATTGCGGCTCGTGATCATTTACGAAGTCGATCAGGCCCGTGACCTGGAATCGCTTCATGATGGTGTTGATGTCGCATTCATCCTTGAATGACTGTTTGGTTCGGCCGGTACCGTTGAAGGTGATAGGTGACTTGAGTTTGGGTCCGTAGGCGGTGGTGAACGTTGTCATAGTCTTTTGCCTGTAGTTAAGAGTTACTTGAATGGAAGCGTTAGATTGTTTGGCATGAAAGAGTGATAAGAGTACCGATGGTGTAGTGATCTGGTGACACCTGCCTCCGTTGTGATGTGTTGGTCACCTTACCGAGTACGTTTTGACGGCCGTTTTCTGCCAAGACCGCCCCACGGTAGAAGATCCGTGAACGGTTTGGCAATACGACCTCCGATTTCTGCGCGCCTGGCTAAATCGCCAGCCTTGCCTGACCAGACGTCGCCTTCGTCTACGTAACCTTTCTGGTTGGCCCGCATGCGTGCCGTCAGGAGCATTTCCTGGTCATATTTCAGATTGATAAGATTTTCTTCCCAGCCAGCTTTATGTTTCTGCTGTTTGACCAGGGCCTGTTGTTCTTTGATAAGTTTGTTTGTCTCCTTCGCGTTCCGGACGTTCATCACGTCCATAGTTCCGCGACTCACGTGGTCGGCGGTTTGCGATAGTTCGTTAATTTGCTGTGCCGTTGCACCAGGAGGCGTCGAAGCACCCCTGCCGCCAGTTCCCGACAAGATCGGGTTTAATCCGGCGGCGCGTAAGTCCGCAACCTCGCGCTGGTGCGCGGTGCGAGACATGTTTTCTTGGAATTCGCGATTGAGCGCGGCTTCATGGGCGCTCGCCGCATTCGCGTCCGATCCGCCCTTTTTTGCCAGCAGTCCGCCAATAACAGAGGCGGCCGCTGGAATGATCGCGCCCCAGATTCCTAACCAGTAAAACTGGATGCCCTCCAGGGCCAGCTGCGTGTCCATCAGAAGTGATCGATAAGTCCTGGAACTCCGTAAGTCGGCATCGGCCGCGCGCAGCGCATGCGCGTATACGAATCGAATAAAAAGTCCGGCTCTGCAG